CCCATTATCGCAAACTGCCGCGATCTTCGTGAAAAGGTCGCAGAGCATCAAAAACAGGTGCCCGATAGCAAAAGAGAAAAGGACACCTTGATCTCAAAGCAATTTCCAGGTGGACATATCAACCTTGCAACATCGACTTCGGAACCATCCCTGCGCTCGGAGTCAGCCCAATATTTGGCGTTCGATGAGGTTTCTGCTTACGACGAGGACTGCCAAGGGCATGGCGATCCCTGCGGCCTCGCCCTCGGCCGCACCTCGGCCTATGACGGCCGCAAAAAGATTTTCTATAACTCCACGCCTACCATCAGGGACCACTGCCGGATAGAGCGGGAATACCTGACCACCGATCAGCGAAAGCTCTTTGTGCCTTGCCTCAGCTGCGGTGAGATGCAGGTTATGGTGTGGGCGAATTTTGATCTTTCGACGGATGATCCCGCCTATCCTTGCATCCTATGTGGCTATCGGCATTTCGAGCAGGACAAAACCCGGATGCTGGCCCGAGCGGAGTGGCGCCCTACTGCCACTTCAGTGGATGGTGGCCGAGGTTATCATCTGCCGGCCCTCTATGCCCCTCCGGGCATGTGGTCATGGAAAAGCAGCCTTCAGCAGTTTCGCAAGGGGCTGGCAAATCCTGTCGAAATGAAGGTCTTTGTCAACAATTGCCTGGGCGAACCCTACGAGGACGACACAATCACAAGCTGCGATCCGAACGACCTGATGCAGTTGCGTGAAGATTATTGGCCAGCAGCGAGGCTTCCGGATGGGATAGGCGTAATTACTGCTGGAGTCGATACCCACCCGACTCATGTTGATATCGTGGTTGTGGGCTGGGGGCGCGGCAATGAAAGCTGGGTGCTCGATTACTGGATTGAACCGGGGGATTCGAACGCGCCCGAGCTTTGGGCCCGTGTTCACAGAAGGCTGAAGACCTCCTATCCGCACAGCAACGGCATATCAAGGCTTCGTATTGCAACAACGTGCGTCGATACCGGTGGGCACAACACCGGAGCGGTTTATGACTTCTGCAGCCGGCACATCAAGCAAAGAGTCCTGCCAATCAAAGGCGCCAAAGGCCCGGCCGCTCCCTATATCGATCATCCCACAGTAAAAAAGGAGGCCAAGGTCTTCCTTTTCCCGGTTGGAAAGCTTGCGACCCATGGCCGCCTTTTTTCGTCCCTGGATAGATCGATGGAGAGAATGAAGGAGTATCGGGAGTCCCTCAGCACCAGTCCAAAGGCCAGGTACCGTGATGTGGAGATCATCCATTTTCATAAAAACCTTCCGGACTCCTTTTTCAAGGAGCTTGCGGCTCCCAAGAAAATCTGGCGAAAGGTCGAAGGGAAATTCCAGATGGTCTATGAAACGGTTGCCGGTGTTGCGGACCATGCCCACGACTGTCTCAGGTATGCACATGCCGCACGTGAATATATGGATGGAATGGATATCGATCAGGTCTGTGACAACTTTGAGAAAAAGGCGAGGATATGACACTTGAAGAGCAGTTGAAATCTGTACAGCAAGCGATAGCCAGGATCGAGGAAAACGGTCAGGAGATTGACATTGAAGTCAATCAGAATCGCCGAAGGATATCAAGGGCGGATCTCCGGGACCTTTATCAGAGGGAAGCTCAGCTGAAACTGGCGATCACACGCCGGATGGGTGGAGGCTTGGTTAATGCGATACCCCGGTAAGACCCGACAGCCATCGCTGGCAGCCCGGCTCAAGCGATTTTTTACCGGGGAATCCGTCTGGTCCGAACCGATGGCCGATGCTCCGTATCGGTCAACGTCCCGGCGCAGTATGGCGTCTTCCGAGTGGTTCCCTATTTCTGCAAGCGCTGACGAGGCACTGCTCGGAGCCATACCCACTCTTCGTGATCAGTCGCGCGATCTTGATCGAAATGAGGGTATCGCCCGGGGTGCCGTGGAAAATTTTGTAACCAACGTGGTGTCTGATGGTATCAGGCCTCAGGCCAGGATTGATCATGAGTTGATCGGGATTCCCGAGGCCAAAGCGCGGGAGTTCGAGCGCCGGGCTGAGAAAATATTTGAGCTGCATATGAAGTCGGATACAGCGGACTTTCATGGAAAGGCCAGCTTCCCGATGATGCAGGCTCAGGTGCTGCGAGCGGCCTTTCTTGATGGAGATTGTGTAGCCATCCGAAGGCACGCGAACCGGCCAGGCGCCATATTATCGACCACAGTTCAGCTGATCGATGGCGCAAGACTTCAGAATCCCGACCGGTACACTGATCCGAATATTGATATACGCGAAGGAGTGGAGCTGAGGGATGGCTTCCCGGTCGCCTATCACATCGTAAAAGCCGGTCATGATCGTTTTGTCGGCAGGGAAACCGTTCGAGTGCCGCGCTTCGATGATAAAGGAATGCCTCTGGCTCTTCACGTCTATCATCAAAGGCTTCTCGGGCAGAGTCGTGGCGAGCCTGCCCTGGCTCCGATAATTGAGAAGTTTAAACAGATTTCCCGATATTCCGATGCCGAGATCGCTGCAGCTGTGATCAATGCCTATTTCTCGATGTTTGTTACCTCAGAGTCCGACATTTTTGGTAATGATATCGATGCAATTGAGGAACGGGATTCTCATCCTACAGGGCAGGCGGAACCGAAGCGTCAGATGGTCAAATTTGGTCCAGGAAAGCTGGTTCGGCTTCTGCCTAACGAGAAGGTCAGTACCACCGCTCCCGGCCGCCCTAACTCCAACTATGACCCTTTTGTTCAGGCCGTCATCAAGCAAATTGGAATTGGACTGAGCATTCCCTATGAAGTGCTGACACAACATTTTCAATCGTCCTATTCTGCCGCGAGAGGCGCAATACTGGAGGCCTGGAAGGCATTCAAAACGCGCAGGGCCTGGCTGATTTCCGAATTCTGTCAGCCCGTGTGGGAATGGGTCATAGCTGACGCTATACGCTCAGGCATGCTCGAAGCCCCGGAGTTCTTCAAGGATCCACTTAAACGGCGGGCTTATCTCTGCACCCAGTGGTGCGGAAGCGAGATGGAGTCAATTGATCCTTTGAAGGAAGCCAGGGCTAATGAAGTGGACATTGAAAATGGCGTCAAATCCCGGCGTACGATTGTTGAGAACCAGGGACGCGACTTTGACAAGCATATTCGCGAGTATGAAGAGGAGCTGCGAATTTTTTTAAAACAGGATGACCAAGTTCGGTAGAAGTAGCGTCTGTCAATACTTTTAGATGTTCGCAAATGTCCGCGAATTAGCGGACACTCGAAAACTTCACAACTTTCTGCCATCAATCTATCTTCTCCTCGTGCCAACGCGAGGTGTCTTTTGTCCTACGCTCTTAACTATCTAATGAAAACCAACTGGGCCATGACTGATGAAGCTTTGCTAAATCTGATCTCGTTAGTCAGGACTCATAAAAGGGAAAAAGCACTTGAAAGATTTCCTGGCGAATCGGTGAAGAATGCCCACAGGGCTTACAATCGGGGCGGGGTGGGCATCATCCCGGTCCGTAACTCACTCTTCATGCGCGCAAATCTCATGACCAGGCACTGCGGAGCCACCGCCTACGAAACACTAATGCACGATTTCCATAGACTGATAGAGGACGCTTCGATTCAAAGCATTCTATTTGAAATCGACAGCCCCGGCGGTGAGGCCGGAGGCTGCTCAGAGCTTTCAGACGCTATTTTTGAGGCCCGCGGCCGAAAACCGATTTTCGCTTATATTTCAGACTACGGCGCGTCCGCTGCATACTGGATCGCAAGCGCCTGTGACAAGATTTATGCCTCAGATTCCGCCATCGTCGGAAGCATTGGCGTTCAAATAGTGGCTCACTGCGGAATTTCAGATAATGAAATTCGCGTCGTCGCAAGCCAATCACCAAACAAAAATATCGATCCAGGAACAGAGGCAGGAGAAAAGGCTCTGCAAGAGCGTGCCGACACCCTGGCTGAGATTTTTATACAAAAAGTGGCCAGAAATCGTGGCATAAGCCGCGAGATTGTCCTGGAAAAGTACGGCCAGGGCGGGGTCCTGGTGGGCGAAAAAGCCCGTACGCAGGGACTTGTCGATGGAATTTCAACTTTTGAAAAAATCATATCATTTCTTGGGGAGAAGACTGTGAAGCCAGAAGAAATTACGGCGGCATATATCGCCGAAGAGCACCCGGATATTGCCCGGTATTTCATGACGGAAGGCGAAAAGGTGACTCTTGCCCGCATTGCTGCTGAGGATGAGCGCAAATCCCGAATCCGAGCACTCGGAAAAGACCAGGTGTCGGATGGGTTTTTGAGCATCCTGATAGATCGCGGCGTTTCAGTCCAGGATGCTGCGATGGAAATTCTTGAGGAGGCACAAATAAATCCGCTCCGAACTATTTCGAACGCCGCTCAGAAGGAACAAGAAGCGCAGCTGGCTGAACTCAACACACCTCCGGTGTCAGAATCTGCCAGGACCGGAGACGAAAAAGCGACACTTGATCGGCAGCTTGAGGCGGCCCTCCATCTATCGCAAAGAATAGATGAGCTTAAAATCCGGGGGATCAAATGAGTTACGATTATCAACCATCCTGGCGAACTGTCGGTGAGCACCGGCCGGCCTTTCTCCACCGGGGGAATTTCCCTGCACGCCGCGACTCAGTGACTATTGAACAGGGACAGAAACTTACGGCAGGAGCGGTTCTTGGACGAAGGACTGACGCAGGAAAATATGTTCTTTGCACAAAAACGGCAGAGGACGGGACGCCAATCGCCGATGGTAGTGAAAAACCGATCTGTATTCTTCAGCATGACGTTGATGCAAAGGACGGCGATCGCAAAGCCATTATCTTCAGAACCGGCGCATTCTTGGGCCTCGATCTTTACGTGGGAAATGGCCACACGCTTTCCACCCTGGAGGAGGATCTTGCTCAGCGCTGCATTTTCATCGACAAGGGCGAGGACTGATCCATGAATACTCTTCCCATTTATGGCACTTACTACCTGAACCGCTTGATTGAGCGTCTTGTACCGCGTCCCATGTTTTTCGCGGATAGATTTTTTCCAACGGTCGTCCAGTCCACTCGGGAGGAGGTCTATTTTGATGAGGCTCCTGGCGTCAAAGCAGGAATCGCGCCCTTCGTTCACCCGCTCAATGAAGCCCCGATGATTAGAAGTCAGGGCTATCGAACCAAATCCTTCAAGCCGGCCTATATCAAGGAGAAGACCGACCTGACGCCGGACCGGGGCTTTACTCGTCTGGCGGGTGAAGATTTTGGTGGGGAACTTACCCCAATGCAGCGCCTTGAGATTCTCCTCGGTCGCGATATTAAGCGGCTTCAGGATCGCTGGATGAATCGGATCGAACTTATGGCGTCTGAGGTTATCAAGACGGGAATGCTCACCATTAAGGGAGATGGGCTCGATGCTGTCCTGGACTTTGAACGTGACAAATCACTCGGGATCAAACTTTCTGGTGAGAAATCCTGGACCAATAAGGCCTTCCCGATGCGATCATGGATTCAGAAAAGACAGGCTAACATGGCTCGACTGAATCTTCGTCAGCGTCGCCCGAAAACCATGATCATGCATGAGTCTGCCTATGATCTTTTCATTGCCTGCGACGAAGTGCAAAGGATGCTCCCTGATTATATCCGAGGCGCGGAGCTGCGCCTTTTGCAGACACCGGGTCTTCAATCATTCGACAGCCTCGTCTACAAGGGCAATTTCGGCAATGTAGATATCTATGTCTACGATGCAGTCTCTGATGACGGGAAGCCCTATATCGATGAAAATCAGGTTCTTCTTTGCTGTGACGGCGTCGACGGAGTTCGGTTTTTCGGAGCCATCCATGACCTTGATGCCAACCTGATTCCGCAGAAGACATTTCTGAAATCATGGACAATTGAGGACCCAAGTCAGCGTCTTGTCATGCTGCAGTCTGCACCGCTCCTGGCGACGTTTGACCCCAATACCGCAGAACTCATTACGGTGGCCTGATGCCGGTACCTGAGTTTTCTGAAAGCTTTGACCACGAGGGCAGGAAGTTCGAGGCAATCTTCACTGAGTACGATGAAGCGGCTCAGGGCTTTGAACCCGGGCGCCTTACCAGGGTGATCAGGATCCTTGTGGAAGACAAGTACACAGAAAAGCTGGATGAGGGCGACGTGATCACGCGTCTCACGACCGGCAGATCCTATATGCTCAAGCCGAAAAAAATGTTCGGAATAGATCTTGTGGAGATTGATCTTCATCCCTTTGACGGCCGCAATATTGAAAGAACATTCTGAATGCTGATTGAGATCCGAACCGAAATCGAGCGTGCTCTGGGAGAGGCCATTCCCGACTGGAAGCGCTTTTCAGCCCGGGTGCAGAGGATATCCGAAGGGGACCTCCCATGCGTGAATATGTTCTTTCATAAGGATCGCTTGATCGAGGAAGGCAATGGTCTTGAGCGGAGGCAGGTCATGATCGAAATCGAAGCCGGCTTTATCGTCAAAGGTGATGCCGAGCAGGAACTCTCTGATCTTCGCGCGCGAATCGAGCATGCGATCGAGTCGAGTGAGGCTCTCATGCGGAAGGTTCTGAAGCTTCTTTTTGTGAATGTCGAATTTTCGCACGACATGGCAGGAAGCCAGCGCGTGGCGGTGCTCATGATGTCGGTGCGAATCGATTACGAGCGGCCGTATCCACGTCGAGCAGCTCAATTCATAAGTCCGGTCCTGAGTCCCACCATCAACGGGGAGAAGGTCGATGGATAATGAGCTGGCGATCCAGGATCTTTCGCGGCGCATGGATAGCCTTCTAAGGCAAGGGAAAATCCTGACTGTGGATCATGATCGGGCCAGGGCCAGGGTAAGCCTGGGTGAGAATCTTTTTACGACCTGGCTTCCCTATTTTGCCCGTCGCGCGGGAAACACTATCGACTGGGATCCGCCTGAACCCGGCGAGCAGTGCCTTGTCCTGGCACCGGGAGGAGAGCTGGCTGGAGGCTTTGTCCTGACAGGGCTTTATTCATCGGTTCATCCGGCTCCTGCGAAAGCGCCCAACCTCACGCTCAGAAAATATCCGGACGGCCTTGAGCTGTCTTACGACCATTCCGCCCATACGCTCACCATCGCTCGGCCGGAGGATCTCAGCGTGATTGTGAAAGGCTCGCGGATGGAACTTTGGACAGACCGATTCGAGGTTTTCAGCCGGGCAAAGGTTGGGCTTATGAAGACGATTTCCGACGCTTTGAAGTCAATCAGCGGGTCCAGAACTTCAACCATGATGGGGCCTCAGCCCCTTCTTCCTTCCGGTACGGAGCTACCGGAGCTGATTCAAAAAATTGATTTCTTTGGAGGATGATGTGCCACTTCAGGGTTCTGAACAAAGCCTCGCAGCCTCGCAGCCGCGCTCAAGGCCGCAGCCAAATCCACGGACGGTGACGCGGACACGGCCTGGGAAAAGGTCGCCGAAGTGATTACGCGCCATATTACAGAAAATTCTGTTGTGACAGGCACCACACCCAATGGCGGACCGATCATGGATGGGAAAATCGCATGATGGGAATGGACGAACGCACCGGAAAACTCATCAGTGGTGAAGCCTGGATCCGGCAGGCCGTAAGGCGTGCGATAAAAACGAAAAAAGGTTCACGGCAGATGCTTCGCTGGTACGGGGTCAATCATCTGAAATACCTGGGTCGCCAGATCACAACCGGGTCAGTCCTGGATCTGACGGCTGACCTCTCCGACAGCCTTGAGGCCACGATTCCCGGGGCAAGGCTCAGGACTGTGATCGGCCAGAAAAACGGCGAAATGATCAGGGTCTCACTTGAGATTGAGACAAACAATATTGAAGTGGAAGCATAACCATGGAGCTGCCAAAAATTATCGAAACGCCTGACTTTCAAAGGCTGCTTGAGGAGAACCTCGAGCGCTTTACGGCTTTGGCTCAGGAGAAAATCCCCGGTTTTGCAAGGCCCACCCCAGCTGATCCCGCATACCATCTTTTGGTCGAGATCACGTTGCTGCGTGTCATTATTACTGAGAAAACCAATGCCGCAGCCTACACGCAGCTCATAAGGCTCTCAAATGACCTTGAATTCATCTTCAAGGGTAAACTTCGTCCAGGGGAGGACTATGAAGCCTTCCGGGCGAGGATGCGCGGCACAAGGTATCTTGCCTCGCCAGCGGGAACCGTGGCCATGTATAAGGCGCTCGCATTTCTTTATGGCGATGTCACCCTTGGCACCGGGAGGGACGCACGCTCGGCCTCGGTGAAGGATGCCCATGTTCAGGTTTCCGGTGGGGCCATTCTCATTCATGTGCTAGTGAGCAGCGAGGCGGCCGATCTCAAGTCTGCTATGATTTCCGCCCTGACGGACGCCTTCAAGCAGGAGACAGTCAAACCTGCGTTGGACTCCGTAACTTTCCGAGCTGCGCTTACAACACCCTTCCCGATCGCTGCAACGATTTCCCTCATGCCGGGATTTGGCCAGGATTACAAAGTCACGCTTGAGAAAAACTTTCGGGAAAGGTTTGAAGCCGAAAAGCGTTTGGGCTGGGTTCCTACCGTAAGCTGGATCATTAAGGAGCTGCACCAGACGGGCGTCCGGTCCGTGGTTCTGCGCTCACCGGCCAGCAATATCCCGGTTCAGCCTGAGCGTTATGCTGTGATCTCCACACTTGATCTTTTAATGGAGACAGCATGATTGAGCCCATTTTCCGAAAGCTTTATCCATCATTCGATCCGGAGCCGATTGAAAACATCAGGCTTCGTGCGGACCCTGAAATCAGGGAAGCCATCCTCTGGGAATACAGCCTGGAGCCGCTTTTGCCGTATGCTGTCGATCCCAAAAGGCTCGATGAGGAAATCCAGGAATTCATGCGTCTTCATGGAACACTCTTTGCGATCAGGACGGCTATGCGCTGGGTCGGATTTGGGAACATCAGGTTCATTCCGCTTTCCCACTTTGAATATGAGGTCGATCCCGGGCGCATTCCATCAGAGTGGGATATTGATGCCATTCGCGCCGCTCTCTTTGTATCCGTGCAGGCCCGCAGCAAACTTAAACGAATCTTTCATGGATCATTCGAGGTCAAATATGAGTGACGCACTTTATGTGCATGGAATCATCATCAGCCAGGCGACAGGCGAAGCCCAGGAAATACGCTCACCATCCGCAAGTGTTGTTGGAATTGTGGGAACTGCGCCAGCCAGCAGGGAGCTGACGGTCAATCTTCCTGCTGCATTCCTCGGGAAAAAAGCAGCTCTTGATGCCATTTATCCGCAAGGGGCAACAGCCGCGAAGGGAACGCTTTACGAGGCAGCGATTGGGGTTCAGGAGCAGGGACTTGCGCGCATGGTCCTTGTGAAGTCCTCATCCGATTCCCAGGCCGACATTTTAAAAGCCATCGAGGCTTTGCCGTTGGCCAAATCGGTGACGGGCTACAAACCAAAGATCCTGATTGCACCCGGGTTTGGCAGCGAAGTCACACAGGATGCGGTTAATCCGTCACCGAGCCCGACGCCGGCACCGAATCCAAACCCGGAACCCGAAAACAATCGAAACAGACCCCGGGGGACATGATCCATGGCTGATACCGCAAATCCAATTGTGACAAAACTCCTGTCCGTTTCGCGACGCCTTAAGGCCATTGCGATTGTCGATGGTCCGGAGGACGAAAAGGAGCTGAAAAAGTTCCGCGACCTCAATGGCAACGCGCGCCTCTATATCGTCTCGCCACAGGTCAAGATCGCGGCTGACGACAAAATCACGGCAGTCCCAGCCAGCTCCCATGTAGCCGGTGTTTTTGCCCGGATCAACTTCTGGCAGTCACCATCGAACCAGTTTCTCTACGGAATTCTTGGGACTGGTGTTCCCATTTCCTTTGAGATTGATGACCCGGAATCAATCGCCCAGAAGTATAACGCGATGCAGGTGGCTACGCTGATAAGGGAGGATGGTGGATTCAAGATTTGGGGTGCTAAAGGATCGGGCGATCCCAATGATTCCAAAACCAGTCAGATTCAAAAGGTTCGGATTGCAGATGCCATTGAGGAGGCCATCGCCGCCTCGACGCGCTGGGCTGTGGCGGCCGGCATCAACCGCGACTTCATTGGGGCGGTCGAACGGAAAGTAAATAACTTTCTCTCAGATCTCATCCGTGAAGGGGCCATTGTGGGAGGCGAATGCAAAGGGGATAAGGAGCGCAATACAGCCGAAGCTCTGGCACGTGGCGATGTTTATTGGAAGTACAGCTTCACGCCAGCGGCCGTGGCCGAAACGCTTCACTTTGAAGGTTTCAATACAAACAAATACTACGAAAGCTTTGGAGAGGGCGCATGATTAATTCCTTAAGACTTATCCCCATAACAGCAATTCTTTGCTTGGCATTGGTGGCCATGGCTGAAGGAACTGCACCTATATTTTCAGACAATGAAAGGCCGGTTTTTGAGAACACCTATCTTATCGACAATATCGGCAATAACAGCGAAGACGCTGATCTTACTCTTCGCATCAACAAAAAGGCCCCTTTCGGAGAATGCCGGGACAAGGTTGATTGTCCGGCTTCAGTGATAGTCTCCGGCGCAACGGGAAACGTGAACATGCCGGTTGATGTAAATGTCCGCTCGCTCCATGTTGGCAAAAGCCCTGTGATTGATTCCTCGGGGAAATGGATAGGGCCTTCCTCTGGACTTATGGGTCCCATGGGGCCGAAGGGTGAAATGGGGCCTCCAGGTCTGCAGGGTCCGAAAGGTGACACTGGCCCGATAGGTCCCGAAGGCATCAAAGGTGAAAAGGGCGACACCGGTCCAGCCGGGATTAAAGGTGATCAAGGTCCAAAAGGCGAGAAGGGTGATTCAGGCGAGGGCTGCTGGTATGACGACAGCACGCAAAGAATCAACTGTGCAGGTGGAACCTGGATTCCGCTTTCATCCCTGAAAGGGCCTGAGGGGGAAAGGGGGCCGATGGGATTCATTGGTTCCCAGGGACCTCAGGGACCAAAAGGTGAGGCCGGGCCCAAAGGAACAGTGGGTGCCTGCAGGGAAGTGACAAAAATCCTTGAGTCTGATCCTTCAGGACTCATCACGGCGTTCGCTGAGTGTGCCTCAGACGAGATGGTCATCAGTGGCGGCTGCAGTTGGAACAGTCAGGCCGGAGCCACGCTCAAGTCCTTTGGTCCGAGTCCCTCGCAGTCGCGCTACTACTGCACAGCCGATCGCGATACCAGCAAAAGGCCGCTTTGGGGGCAGCTGGAAGCGGTTGCCGTCTGCTGCAAAAAGTGAGGATCACCGATGTCAGTCAAGTTTCCTTTATACCTTAAAAATTTCAATCTGATCCTTGGTCCCACGGATTATGCGGGAATGGTGGAAGAAGTCATTCTTCCCAAGATCTCCTACAAAAATGAGGAGATCCTGAATGCTGGCATGGCGATGCCCATCAAAATGCCAACCGTCCTTGAGGCGATGGACGTGACCTTTAAGATGTCCGAGCAGACCTTCGAAGGCTTTGTTCTGGCCGGTGCCCCGACTGCAGGACTTGTCGAGGCTGTTGTGCATGGGCACCTTCAGAATGCACTGGGGGCAACGTCCGAACTCATTTATGCCATGCGCGGCACCATTCTCAAGGTCGAAAACGGGTCGGCAAAGAACGCGGATCTCAAGGCCGGTGTGCAGACGCTTGAGATGAATCTCATGTCCCTTCTCGTAACGCGCGACAATATCCCGATCTTCGCCGTCGATGCACAGAACGGAATCATCAAGCACGGCGTCTTCGATCATTTTGAGTCTGCGCGAAAGAACCTCAAGCTTGGCTGATATAAACAACTGGAGAAAAAGTGATGATCCATAGGCTTATTGATCCTTTTGAATTTGAAGGCCGATCCTATACGGAAATCAGGGTCGATGACAGGGTTCGGGTGAAGCACAACCTGGCTTCCCTCCGGGTGACAAAACTGGCCGCCGACCTTGAAAAGTCCGGAATCAGGCTTGGGCAGGGGCTGGATGAAACCCCACTCGAGGATCTTGTGAGATATGCGGAGTTCAAGGCCGAGGCCGACCGCATCCTCTTTGAAGCCTTCTGTCAGGACTTTCCTTCAGCAGCCATCGGGGAGCTGTCCGATGAGGACAAGGATCTTATCGATGCGCATATTGCAGGCGTTCAGGAACTTAACAATCGCCGGAAGGCAGGCCTGGACATTCCTCCTCAAAAAAAGCGGATCCAGCCCGTCAGATCCGGATCCTGATGCGGGCGCTGGCCGTACTGCGTGAACGATATGGATTCACGGCTGGTGAAAGCCTCGATATGGCGCTGGCTGAATTCGAGGAGTGGCTGGAGGCGCTGGATGAATCGAAGGAGGAAAATACCCTTGAGAGTGAGGCAGCAGTAAATGTCGAGGCAGGTCAGTGTATTGATCCGCGCAGCATTAGACAGCGCGTTCACGAGCACCTTTCAAACCGCTGATCAAAGGCTTCGGGGGGTGAATCTTGCCCTTAAGGAGATGAAACGGACCGCCTCCGAAATGAAGGGCCTACAAAGGGCCAGGGAGGAGGCAGCCGCACTCATGGAGAGCCTTGATGCCCAGAAAAAATCACTGGCTGCCCTCCAGGCAAGGCTTGATCAGCAAAGATCAGCTTATGCAGCGCTGGAGCGGAAAGTTGAAGCGGCTCGGGAGAGGGTAAGTTCTGCGTCAGATGCTCACGCGAGGCATAAGGAGGAACTCGATCGGGAGCGCGTTGCGATCAAGGCGTCAGGGTCTGCCACCCGGGAGCAGACTGAAAGACTCCGCTCGCTTCAGGAGCAGACTGAAAAGTCCAGCGAAGCACTGAAACGGGGCAGAAAGGAGCTCCGGGAAGCCACAGAGGAGCAAAAGCGGCATGCAAGGGCTGCAGCACAGGCAGGTGAGAGTCTCAGGGATCTTGAAAAGAGGGAGCGGGATTGCGCAGCCTCAGTTGGTGCAACAGAGCACCAGATTCAGCGCGCCACCGCGGCTTCCGAACGTCACGCAGCGGCACTCCGAAAGGAAGGGCATAACGTTGACGAACTGACCGAAGCCCAAAAAAGACACAACAAGGCCATCGAGCGCCAGCAGCTTCTTATGCGAAAGCGAGAGGAACTGAAGCAGCTCGGTGATCGCTCGCAGGATTTAAGATCCCAGGCCATGAGTCATCTTTATTTCACTCTTGGCAGCGGTTATCTCTTCTCCACCCCGCTCCGACAGGCCCTGGAGTTTGAAAAGGCGATGATCCGGGTCAAGGCCATGTCAGGAGCCAATACCGAGGAATATAGGCTGCTTCGTGATGAAGCACGAAAGCTCGGGTCTGAAACGACATTTACAGCTAGGGAGGTGGCTGAAGCCTATAACGAGCTCGCCACGGCAGGATATCGAACAAATGATATGATTGCCATCATGCCGAGCATGCTCGCGCTCTCGGAAAGCTCGATGACCTCGCTCGCCCGCACGGCTGAAATTACAAGCGAGGTGCTTCAGGGTTTTCGGATCGATGTTTCAGAAATGGCTCGGGTTGGTGATGCTCTGACGGCTGCCTATTCATCATCGGCGTCGAGTCTTGAATCACTTGGGGAAATGCTCAAGTATTCAGCGGCGCCCGCCGTGGATGTCGGCTCGACCCTGGAGCAAACCCTAGCCGCATCGTCGGTCCTTCACAATACCGGCATCAAGGGATCGATGGCCGGGACCAGCATGCGGTCCATTTTTCTGCGCCTTTCGAAGCCACCCAAGGAGCTGCAGAGGATTCTTGATGAAATGAATATCACAGCAACGGACCCGGGCAACAACGTCCGGAACTGGATGGATATTCTTTCAGACATCAATCAAAACCTGAAAGGTGCCGGGAGTGCCAGGCGCGCTGCGGTATCCAAAGCCCTGGGCGGCGAGGACCATGCGCCGGCTGCCTCCAATCTGCTGGCCGCTGTGGACAGTGGTGCTCTGAAGCTCATGGAAAATAATTTTAGGCTTACAGGTCCTTTCAATTTCATGGCCAAAAAGCTTCTTTCCATGCCGGAAAGGGAGCTTGAGGCGGTGGCAAAAAGCCTCAACGTGAAGATCAATAAAGCCATGAGTGGTGGTGGCGTGGCACTGGCCATCTCTGAATCCCTTAAAGGGCTCAAGGGTTCAGATCTTGAGCGGAGGATGCAGGAGATTTTCAGCGGGTTCAGGCTGACACCGAAGCCGGAAGATATGAAGGCGGAGGAATTTACCGGCACAGGCAAGAAGGTTGATGACGCGCTGGCAAAGCTTCACATCAGCCGCAAAAAGCCCCTTGGCGGAGAAAAGACGAGTGATGAGCTTACGACTGAAATCAAGGCTCAGCTTCAGACGCTGCCCATGAAGGAGCAGTTGAAACTCATCGAAATCCTATTCTCCCGGACTCGCCGTGGAGTGGCAGAGCTTTTCACCGAATTTCAGAAGAGTGGGGAAAACGCCTCTCAGCTCCTTAAGGCGCTGGATGATAGCCTCACGATGGACAAGGCCAAAAAAGGCCTGAGCGAGTCGACCATCAATGATCTGAAAAAACTCGACAGCGCCTGGGACGATAT